CGAAGAACTACAAGAACAATCACAAGTCCTTGTCATTCTTGCTACACAATGAACACGGCTTTCACCAAGCGCCTTTGGAGGAGATTACTAAAGAAGCGTATGATGCTTTGGTAGCTTCGACACAACTAATTACTCATGTTGATGAAGCCTTGTTTGATGGTGGCGACGAGTGTGCCAGCGGAGCTTGCCCAGTAAAATGATAATTAACCTACACTTTATTACTGGGTTCTGTATTGGGTTTGAGTATGTTCCTAGTTTCGATGACGAGTCTCATTTCGTCATTGATCTAGGGGTTATTAGAATCCTGTTCAGTACTCCTCACGACGACTAAACAGCCCCGCTTCGGCGGGGTTCTTTTTTGTTTCTTATAATGTACAAATTGTCGGTAGATGTTAATAAGTACCGACATTATGTTACACGAAATTCCTAGTACCAGCCTTATCAATAATCAAGGCTTGTCTACGTGGCTTGTCAGAAGCACCGTTAGGAACGCTTATATGCGTCCAAGAGCCGAATTCTTCGATGATTTGGTCAAAGGGTATGTCCGAAGCCAAACACGCCTCTACGACCTGTTTAGGGGTCATTCCGGGGACTCTGATATCAGCAGCACAACCTATCCTATGTTGGCTAGTGTCCTTGCTACCGACAGAGTCATTGACTGGTTTAGAGCGAAAGCCTGAATTAATCATAATCGGCTTGTTTAGTAAAGACCTAACTTGCTCAAGCAAGGCTGCCAATCTAGTTAGATTAGCAACCTCACTAGCGTTAGGAGTATTATTTAGGTTTTTACGCTCTGCTACTTCAGAGTGAGTTAACTCTTCTAAGGTAAAGTTATTGCTTAGGTTCATCTTTCTTCGCCTTCATATCCATGATTTTCTCTAGGGTACGACCTCCAAAGTAGAAGGACATAATCAACATCCCCCACTGACCGAGAAGCTCAACGTACTTTTCATTAGCATTAGACCCAAAGGCTGACATCATAGCAAATATAAAGTAAGCACCTAGAATAAAGATTAATGTCATAGGTCGTATGTTTTTAGACAACCAGCTATCACTAGCCATGTCTGCTTCTTGACGCTTGGTAAGCTCCTGAGCTTCTATGTTGTCAGCGTTTAACTCCGCTAACTTACCTTCTTGTTGCATCTGTAGTAGTTCTTTTTGCGCCTTAGCCTTAGCTTCAGGGTCAGGGATAAATTTATCTAGGACTTTCATCCCAACATCAAATAGTGCCATTAATGGAATCATTGTTTATACCCCCAAGTTAAATACCAAGCAATGACCGCAGCCACTGCATAGCACATGAACATTGCTCTACGACTCTTTGCCAAATCTTCTTTAAACTCTCTAGTAAGTTCATTATCTTGTTTTTCTATCTTTTGTTTAATGGATTCAATTTCATTCCAGCGTTTAGTTCCATGCTTTCTTATAAAATCAGCTTTGACTTTAGCTTCTTCGATACGGATGGATTCTTGACGTTGCCATTCCATCAATGCCCGTTTGAAATACTGCTCTTTAAAGACCTGTGCTTCTCTTATCTGTCTTTTACGCTCTAGGTCTTTTTGCTGTGCTGCTGCTCCAGCGTCCTTCTGTACATCGGTAATACTCTTAGTAATGGACTTACTAGCCTCACGACTAGCGTCCATGCTACCTGTTACGGATTTTGCTCCTTCGATAAAACCAAATTGGTCGGACATAACTCATAGTCTTATTATTGTTGATTAAAATATGTTATTCAACTTCTGCTTGCTGTCCACGCAGATTAGACAAACCAACTCCAAATAATCCGGGATTCTGCTTTAATGCGTCTTGAACTGCTAAACGCAATTTACCGGGTTCTTTCATCAATGCTTGAGCTGCTTTATAACTCATGCCTGAAGCTGTAAGGATCGGAACAGCAATCGCTGGTGAGAAGAAACCTAAAGCGCCTAAACCAGCTAATTTACCCGCAATCATGACATTACGGAACTTAGTAGCCTCATCGGTGGTATCACCAACAACATTCAACGCACGAGTAGCGGTCTGCTGTAACGGAGCAGTTCCCATTGCAGCCTCAATATCGCCACCTTGTTTAGCAGCAACCCTAGCTAATTCAGCAGGACTAAATGTGCCTTGAGCGCCAGAGATTTCAGCTACATTCTTATTGACTGCTTCCATAACACGAGAACGCTGCATATAAGCTAGGTTAGCTTTAGCGATACTGCCGTCTTTGTCGTTACGAATGATTAGATTCTTAATTGCCTTGTAAGCATCATCGTAACCTTGACGTAAAATCTCTGCGGTCGTGTCTGTGGCTTTAATCGAATCAATCTTTGTTCTAAAGATTTCTTCCATGCGTTTTAAGTCTGTAGCAGAAAATTCACCATCTTTTATTCTTCCTGCAATGTTAGCTTTTAGGAAGTTCTGAAATGATTTAACTTGTTTAGGATCTCCAAGCTCATTACGCAAAGTAGTTTGAACTTCACCTAAACTCTTTGTAAACTGTTCGTCAGGAGCAACTTGTCCGATTTTGTTTAACGCATCATCATAATATTTAGTTAAAGTATTTTGCAAATAACCAAAGATTTGTTGACCATTAGTAAGATTAGGCGGTAATTTGTTATCAACGATAGCAAGAATGTCATTACCTACTGCCTTAGTAAATCCAAGATTAATCTTATCTTTGTCTACCCGCATTGTAGGAATATCTAACTTCTCAATCTGACGGAACAACGCACCACCTACTCCTTCATAGGCTTGTCCGGGAGTAACAGGAACACCTGATTCTAGTAGTTCACGAGTGCCGGCTTTTAGTGTTGGCATTAATGCACTAGCCAATGCTGATGCTCCACGACCAACAATAGCTCCTAAGCCTAATTGTTCTACTTTTCCCGCTAGAAGTTGTTCTGTTGTTAGGTTCTCACCAAGAACAGGTTGAGTTGCAGCGCCAATAGCGCCTCCTAAAGCACCACGAGCAGCAATTGAACCAGCAGCACCGCCAACAGGTATCAAACGATTTATTGGGTTTACAACAGAACCAATTAGTTCAGGTACATCAAAACCTTCTCCACCAAGATTTGTACGGGCTTCTTGGTAACGACGCTGAATGTCCTCAACAAAAGGACGAGCTTGTGGAACTAACTGTGCAGCAGCTAAAGCAGGATTGACAATACCTTTACCAATTCCTAATGCTGTACGACCGATTAATTTCTCTGTCTCGGACGGAGCATTCCCGCTAAAACCTACATCTTCAGGAGAGGACGGAGCCATTTGCTCTGCAGTGTATTCTACAGACGGAGGTGCAGTACGAGGAGTAACTTGTTGTGATGCTCTTAGATTAACAGCAATTGCCGCTAAACGACGAGCATCTTCAACATTACCTGCAGCATCAGCAGCTCTTAATGCTGTGATGACCTGTTCATAAGTAGCCATGCTATTCCTTATTAAGATACTTGTTTACTAATGCGTCATCTTCTGCTGCCATTGTTCCAGCAGCACCTTTTTTCTCTTCTTTACGAGGACGAACAGCAGGTCCGGGATCTTCCCCTTTAACTGCCTTAGACCAGCGACTATAATAAAACTTAATGTCTTCTAAGTTACGACGCAATGTATCAGGAGATTGACCACGATCAAGAGAAGCGATAGATGCTTGTAATGCTTCCAATTCCTTAACAGCAACTTGACCTAACGCACCACCAGTCTTAGACGCATCACGCATCTGTTGTAAACGATCAAAACCTAAGTTTGCCTTAATTGTTTTAAGAGCTTCTTCTAAGTTACGACCATCTGTTCCGGGAATGTTTAATGCACCAGCAACACCTGCGGTTGTAATGCCGACTAATGGAATGGCTTCATCTACGGTGTTAATAATACGATCCGCAGACGCAGTAGCAGCAGCTACTTTACCTTTTTCTCCTTCAGCTTTCTCGTAGTTCTTTAAATCTAATAATGTTTGTTTTTGCTCTAATGCAGCTTTCTTGGCAGAAGAAGCCTCTAATGCACGAATCACAACATTAGGATCACCGTATTTACGGAATACAGTTAAAATCTGCTCATCAGTTGCTGTTGCTGGTAAAGCATTTAACTCAGCACGTAGTTTGTCATCTTGCACAATCTTACGCTCAGTAGTTTTCATATCTAGTTCAGTTTTACCAATATCTAATCTAGTCTTTTGTGCAGTTAGTGATTGTTGTTGGCGACGAGCTGCTTCAGCGGCTGCTTGTGTTGCTACACGAGGATCAATTTGAGCAGCAGCACTAGCATATTGCTGAAGACCTTCTGGACTGGTTAAATCAAACTGTCCTGCTAATTGACGCAGTGCGGTAGCACGATTCAGTTGCTCATCTCCGCCGAGTAATTGTCCTGCACCACGAGCAAGACCCGCACCACTTTGATATAGAGCCATGTTGGCTCGTTGTAGTGGATTTAATTGTGCAAATCTATAAGCCTGATTAGAATCCATCACAGCTTGTTGCTGCTGAAGTGCAGTAGGATCAATACCAAATAAACTATTTATAATTTCAGCCATCTTAGTCTCCCCAACTTAAACTACCGCCACTACCACCCATTGTAAATGCTCCCGGAGTGCCGGGTAATGCTAATGGAGATCCTCCTCCAAATAAACCACCTAAACTACCAAATAAGCCGCCACCGCTACTACCGCCGCCGAATAAACCACCAAGCCCTCCGCCAGCGCCACTCAAGAAAGAACCTAATGGACTATACGAATTAGCAGCATATTGAGAAGCAATTGAAGGACCCATACCTCCGAGATATAATTGTCCAGCATTTGCTCCTGCTCCTGCTTGAGCTGCTGCCAAATTTTGACTTAGTAAAAATGGCTGCTGTCCCATTTGCTCTGTTAATCCAGCGAGTTGTAATTGTGTTTGTAATGGAGCATATGCAGCCGATTGAAGTGCTGGTAATTGTCCAGCCAATGCAGCTCCGCCACTTAATAAACCAGCGCCAAACTGAGCTTGTTGCATTCCTGCCTGTTGTCCTTGAGCAGCTAAAGCTAAATCTTGCTGTGCTAATGAATTATAATAAGCCTGTAACTCAGGAGATGTTGGCGCTCCTCCTGTTCCTGTTTGTACGCCTAAACCACCACGACCACGAGCAAATAAACGATTCCGCACATTTGATAACTGGTTTTCTCTACTTGAGGCTAATAATGCCTGTTGTTGTTGAACATATTGTTGTGCTGCTTCTTGTGGATTTTGTGCTACATATCCTTGACCAAGATTAAATAATGAAGATGCTCCAGTAGCTATAGGCTGAATTAATTGATTGATTTGCTCAGGACTAAATTGCCCAGCAGCTTGTATTAAACTATTTTGAATAGCTTGTAATTGTGGCGATAGAGTATATCCAGCTGAAGTTACTTGACCTGACGGGCTAACTTGAAAGTTAGACTGACCAAAATTCGTTGTAATTCCAACTGGCGTAAACTGCGCCATTTGAGCTGCTTGTTGCGCCGCTGCCGCTTGTGCAGCCGCTGCTTGTGATGCAGCATTTGAGGCTTGATTTCCACTTATAAGCCCTCCAATACCGCCTACGATTCCACTAACTACTCCACCCATGATTAGTCGCTCCAGTAATAAATATAGACTATGTTACCTTTTAAACCTATTTCTTGTGAAAACAGTTTAAAACCTAACGCTGCAATAAACTTCAAATAACCGGTTGTCTCATATTCTTTGCAGCAATATAACGGACCACCGTGTAACTCGGTAAAACTATTCCAATCTTTCTTCAATGCTTTAAACACTGCTGGACTCCAATTATGCACATCGCAGTGCATGAACGGGAGACCTTGGTGTTCTTCAATATAAAACTTATAATCCGGTCTAGTAATGACAGGAATCTTAATCATCAGGTTTTCATAATAAATGCTAAAGCATAGTAAGGAACTAAGTTAGCATTTGTACCACTAGAACCAGTTGATGCGTTAGTTACAGAGATACCAGTAACTGCTGAATTTGTCGTAACTGTTCTGGAATCAGCATATACTCCACCTGCGCCAGTTGCTCCTTGTCCTACGTTTGCTCCGTTAGTAAACGAATGAATGTGTCCCGGGTCTGTGACTGTAGCTGTATGTGTATGACTTACTACAATAGCGTCTTTACTACCACCAGTTAAAGTACTTGTTCCAGTTACAGTAGTATTTGCTACTCCGACATTATCACTATGAGCACCAATGATAAATCGATTACGCAGATCAGGAGTGCTGTTAGAACCATTACACAATACCCATCCTGTAGGAATCGTAGCAATAGTACCAGACCACATCATAATCATGCCTGATGTAAACGCTGCTGATAATGCAGTCTGTACAAACGCAGTAGTAGCGATTTGTGTTGTGTTAGTAGCAGCCGATGCCGTAGGAGCTGTAGGAGTTCCAGTCAGTGCAGGGCTGTTAATATCTGCTTTAGAAGAAATAGCAGAAGCTACTGCAGTTAATTCAGTATCAATCTCAGCACCTTTAACAATCTTTCCTGAGTTACCAGTAGGTAATCCATCTTTAGCTGTAAAGTTAGTAGCTTTTGTGTAATTACTCATATCCGTTCCTTAGATTAAAGTCTTTCCTTTTTTGATTCCTACGTCAATCTTCTGTATCGACAGAGGATTGCCATTGATGTCTGCTTCTAATCCTAATTGCATGACAGTACCTTGACCACCAGCATTAACAGAGAAACGGTCCAATACAATACCTGAACTATATTCAGCAATGTTGTATTCTGATGATCCCGGTATCGTGTCTACAGTAGAATTGTTATACTCATATACGACAGCAGTGTCTAGGTTATAAGTAGTAGCTTGATAGCCTTCAGTGTAATCAAAACCCCACTTAATAGCCACTGCCTGATTCGTACCGCCAATCAATACCCAGCCAATCTTCTTTAATACTTTTAATGCAGTAGCAGCATCAAAGTCAAAGTAGTTAGTGTAGTACTGTAATCGATAAGCGGTAGTGTTGTCGCTGTATCCAAAGTATTTGCCAATGTAACCCGGCTTACCTATCAGTAGGTTTCTATCCTGTGTTACACAGAATGCCTTTGGCTCTAAACTATCCCAAATCGTTACCCGCATTGAGTTGTCCTGTAACGCAGCTCTTGTGTCAAAACAGTAAACAAACTTCGTAGTCGGTAGCGTTAATAGATAAATAGCATCACGCTCAAAATAGATACTCTTAATCTTAGTTAAGTCTGTTTCTGACGCTACTGCTGACATTAGTTCATCACGAACATTCTTAGATATATCACGCATTGGTAGCGACTTCTCTTGAATCACTCGTGAGAGGCTACGCACACCAGCATCGGATAAAAATAATACATCTGTGCCTAAACTCTGAACTGAATCACGAGCAATACATCCTACGTTGTTTAATATTTCTACTAAGGTTAACGAAGCAGTATCTAAAGGATTAGCATAGATTGCTGTGTTCTTCTTACCAAAGAATATAATATATCCATTGTGCGCTGCTGCAGCGACTACAGGATCACCATTAGGTAATACCTCTTCTAAATTAATATAACCCGCAGAACCATCTAAGAAGTCAGAGCCTTCTAATAAGTTACTAAAGTAGACAGTCTGTGTATCCCCACTGATGCCGCCGCACCAAACCCTACCGTAAGCAGATATAACCCAACTAGGCATAAACGATGCTGTGTTGTGGTTAGATGGTAGTTTTGCTGCGTCGCCTACTCGTTGAAAACCAAAAGT